GACAGAGGATTAAGCCATCTGCTATTATTCTGTTGTCTTTCTTCCATATATCTCCTATACTTAATTCACAGGGCACTGGCATGTCCGAGTTTTTAAGAAAGGAGTTTTTCATATGTCTCATATCATTAAATCTCTAGGTTCTATAACATGGTCTGATATAATTGAAATCGCTGGGATTATTGCTTCTACAATTACAAGTATCATTGCAATAGCTATTTCTGTAAAAACGCTACGCCAAAACAATAAGATGCTCGAAGAAAGCACTCGCCCTAATATTCAAATTTACTCAATTTATTCAGACACCATTGTTTACATCATGATCAAAAATTTTGGTCAATCATCATGTACAATTGATTCAATATCTTGTGATCATAAATTTTC